CTCTTGTTTATATTTATTTTCATATAATGTCAACATATCTATTGGACCTTTTAAAAAGCCGTATGCCTCTGATAAACAGCAATATAATAGCCCATTTGGAAAATTAAGACTGATATAATTAGTGTCATTATTTTCTAACAATGCAGGAGCTGCATTAAAATGAACTCTAAATTTATAAGTTGTATCAGGGACAGGAGCAAACATCATTCTACCAGATGTGGTATCAGATTCTCCTGTGGCACCACCAAACATAGCATAGTATTTTGGTTGTCCTCTTTTAGCTGATTCTGTCGATGAAATATACTCTTGAAGATATGTAACATCTTTTTTTTCTAACCAAGTATTAGCTCCAGTCGTAGCTGATGTTGAATCATATACTTGTATGCCTCTTATAAAAACTGCTCCTGCTGGAGAATTTATTGTTTCTTGTCCAGCAACTAAATTACCTGTTTGTTGTTTTCTGTCAGCATCAATTGGTACATCTCTAAATATTCTATACTGTGCGTTTAAAATAATATTTTCTAAAACACTATCAGATAAAACATTTGAATCTGTTTCTGTATAACTTCTAATTTGTGTTTTTAATCCTGATGCACTTAACCCTGCCATTATCGCTCTCCTATCATATCATTATCATCTTCATCACATTTACATCGTTTAATCTTAA